GAATTAAAATAAAATTACTAAAATATCCTATATAATCAGCTTGTCCTGATCTTTCACCAAATGTACCTGTAGTTATAGCAGGAATAGTTCCTGAACTTGTAGCACCACCACCATCAACGTAACTACCATCAATACTTACTCTAAATGTACTTCCTGTTCTGTCAACTTGAATCCATTGCCATTGATTAAGAACAATATCAGTAGTGTAATTTATAGTTATAGTCCATAGAGAACCTGCATTTACTAGTAATTGGTCGTGAGCTATAATTACAGTATTTGCTCCAGTATCTGCATATAAAGCAGTTCTATTACTTATAGTTGAACCTGAAATACCACCACTAGAATTAAGAGGATATACAAACATACCTATCGTAAAATTATTAGTTCCTAATGTAACACCAGAGCCATGCTTATCAGAGTTGGTAGAAGAATCACTAAATCTACTCCAGTACCCATCAGCATAATAATATGGGCTAAAGTCATTACCATAAGCATCGCCTTCTACAGTAATAGCATGGTTTGATGTAGAGTTATCTCTAAATGCTTTGTAGTTTGGATCTCCTAATGCATCAGTATTACCTTCACCTTCAGAACCGTCCGTATGAAGAAGTAATGTAGTTGTATTAAAATTAGGCTCTGATTCTTCTGCAGCAGCTCCAAGACCATAACCTAGTGGTTTTACACCTGACCCTCCTTTTAACCCTTTGAGTGGCATTAGTAAGTGACCTTTCCAAACTGAGTTTGAGAAGCTAGACAAGTATATTGTGCTGTGCCACTACCCCCATCTGCCCCTCTAGTTATGTTAATTAAATAACTATCTATGCCAGCGGCATTACCTTCCGATGGTGCAGTGGTTCCTCCTTGCCAGTGAACAGGTGAAGCTGTAGAGCCATCTATTTGTATGGCTGTTAGATAGTAAGCTGTGCTACCCATACTAGATTCAAAAGCAAATGAAGTTGTTTGACCCACTGCTACAGTTGCAGAAAAAGCGGTGCTGGCATTTCCTCTAAAATTAAGCTCAAAATTAGCCGCTGCATCATTTGTTCTAAGTTCAACATTGTGACTTAATATGTCAAAGTTAATTGTTCCAGTGGCACTTGTAGTATTTATACTAGTTCGTTCTCTTAAATTATTTTGAAAAGCAACCTGACTAACCATTGTTGATATATCCGCCGTGCTTGTTCCTAAAGTTACATCATCAAAAGTTTTATTTGAGATTGTTTGTGTGCCTGTATCAGAAACTAAAGTAGCATTTGCATTACCTATAGTGTCTCCTCCGGGTAATGTTAAAGTATTAGTAGCTGAAACACCGTGATCTGCTGCAGTAATTATTTGACCATGTGTATTAACAGCACAATTAAGTTGTATTTGTCCTTCAGTAGAACCAGAACCTTTTATTTCAAATATCTGTGTAGCAGGATCTACTGTTAAATTACCTGATGTATTTTTAAGATCACCTTCTACATTAAAAATGCCACCAACCGAACCATTACCTGCAACATCCAAAGTGCCACTAGCTGAAATATCTGTTAGATTAAATTCACCCGTTACTTGAAACGTACCACCTACGGAAACATTTCCTGCTACACCTAAAGCACTGGCTAATATTAATTCATTATTAGAGTCTAGGACTACTGCTTTAGGGCCGGGATACGTAGTAAAAACATTTTTTGATCCTGCTCCCCAATCTACAGCAGAATTAGAATTAGAAGAAGTTATAACTGTGGTTCTAGCTAATGTAGCAGAAGCGTTTAACGTGCCTAAACCTACTTCATAACTGCTGTCATCTGTAATTACATAATAACAAGTATTACTAACTCCTACACCATCTGCAAAAGTTCTAAAACCTGTTACTGCACCTCCTAGTGCAAAGTTACCTGTGCCTGTTGTAGAGGAGCTTTCTTTTACTCTGTCTGCTTGTATTAGAGCCATTTAATCCTCCCATTAAGCTATACGTATAATTGCATTACTAGCGTCTGGAGTAGGAAATATAACCGAAAAAGTTCCAGATGTAGATGATTTATCAGACCCAAAATCTAACACCACAACAGCTTTATCACTTTGAGAACTGTTGTATATCAACGCTCCTCTGGCTGTTATAGTAGAACTTGTAAAAGAAGTATCCACAAAATCTGTAAATGCTGTGGTACCGCCAGATGTGGGTGTTACATTAGTTAAAGTATTACCACCTGCAGAATACCCTGTTCCACTAGCTTCATTTGATGTTGAGTAAGCAGTTGTGCCCGCACCCAAAGTAGCTGCATTTGTAAACAAAGCTAATTTAAACGTGTGTCCTGAACTGTTTGTGAAATTATGCGTAGCAGTTAAAAGCTCTACTTTAAAACTGGTACACATTGCCTGTGTAATTGCCATTATGATCTCCTTAATATATCTGCTGCCTCACTATGTCCTCCTCGTATACAGGTTTGAATATCCCTGTCTCTTTGAGATTCCATAGCTTGATTTATATATACTTTTAGGACAAGTTGTAAGTTGTCTTTAAAAAACTTAGCTTGTTCTCTAATTGCAGGAGGAGCAGTTTCTGCAACGGATATTATTTTATTCGTGCATATTTCTGCGATATCATCAGCCGATAATCCACCATAATTACTGGTTTTTACGATTGGTGATTTTATATCTCCAGTTTTAATATCAAACATTTTACCCTACTCCTACTCTATTTTGTTTAGTTCTGTACGTATCTTGTCTGTTTTTACCTTCACTAAGAACTTTAAGGCCACTTAAAGCTTCGTTATATCTATCCATATAATTCTTAAACACATCTTGCTCACCTTTCATATACACTTGAGCTTCTAATAAAGCACCGTACAAAAGAGCTGAATCGTAGTTATCCCCTAACCATGTATTAGTAGCAGTAACAATAGATTCTGGGTAATAAAAATAATAAAGTTCTACGGTATATCCAGTATCAGGTGTGGGGCCAACTATAAATGTATCTTTATCAAAAAGAGCGTAGTGTGTGGGTCTTCCTGTGGCAGTGGGATCAGGGAAAGCTTCTCTAATAAAATTTACGTCTTTATTCATGAGATAATGATAAATTCCAGAACCGTCTACGACAGCTAGTGAAAAATTAGACAACCAATCAGTAGGAGTTTGTAAATATCTATTATTCTGAGTTACGTTTCCTGTAACAGATTTTCTTAAACTTAGTATTTGCACAGAGTTGTATATTTTTTGTTCAGCTAAATCTATAAATCTGTTTATTTGCTCTGTGCTAGTGTTTGTTGTAGCTCCTCCTAAAGAGTCAGTAAACTCCGTATCTGGAAAGTCATTTTCACAAAAACTTTTTATTGTTTCAAATAATTCAGTGTAATTCACTTATAACTCCTAACTTGTAGTGACAGTGACAGTTCCCACACCGCCAGTGCCTACTAAATCATTTATATCATCTAAATTAAACGAATCACTTAAACCCACGGGGTTAAACCCAAATTGATAATTTCTAGCATCTGACTCTGCAAATCTTGATAAATCAGGTCTGGGGTTTCTTATGGCTTGTGGGTCTTCTACGGGATACAGACCTAATCTGTTCTGCGGATGGTCTTTCTCAAAACATGGAGGACATACAAAGATGTTTGTATGTTTACCTCTTATTACTAGAGGTTTAAGTTCCTTGAGTTTATACCTAAATCCACATCTATCACATTCGGCAATAGTATGTTTTCCAGCGGCATAACGATTTCCCATTTAACCTCCTAAATAAAATTCTCTAGGGACAAATCTAACTGCTGCCTTTTCTCTATCTTCTCCAGATGCAAACAACCATTGTTCTTCGTACGACATCTTTAACATCTCAATCCTCGGAGTTGCTTCTGGTATCTTTAAAGATAAGTAGTACGCTAAACCAGCTACCATACATGGAATCAACCTAAACGGTATGTCTTGAGTTTCTACGCCGTTCCCTGCGTCTTGAATCCTCCTCATTCTCCAATATACAAATGTATATGTGGTAGCCGAATCTGGTACAGGCCACAAATGTATCCGAGGACTTTCGACTCCTGTAGGTGTAGTCGCTCCCGATCTTCTATCCACCCAAACTTGCACAGGTCTTCCTGTGTTGTTTTTACTTGGGATAGAAGCATAAGTGCTAACAGATATTCTGCTAATTGATAAATCTTGTTGAGTTGTGCCTGACCCCGTTCTAATAACGTGGTCTAGTAAATCTATTGTGTCAAGAGGTAGATCATATTCTGAAGTTCCAGAGGTGAGTGCAACAGACCCCTCTTCTATAGTCCATAAATTGACCCCTCTATTTGCCCACTCAATAGTTAATAAATTTAAAGAGCGTCTTGCAGTAGATAAGTCGTAACCTGTGCGTAACTCAGTGCCACACCTAGAATATGCTTCTTCTATCAAATCTATTAAGTTTGGGTTAAAATTAGTAGTTCCGGTTGTAGTCATTTTGCTTTCACACTGTTAATATATTTTCTGTAAACTCCAGCAGCAGATTTTTTACCCATAACTCTAGCTCTTTGTTCCATAGCTATAGCAGCTTGAATTTTGTGGGCTTTTGACCTACCACTATTTCTTATTTTACTTACGCTTTTTACCGCATCCTCTCTAGTAGCAAACTTCAACCCTTTTATTGTACCCTTTGGGTTTTCGTCCGTATAGAGGTCAGAGTGTTTTTTAGACCTTGCGGGTTGACCTTTTTTTCTTGGTATTCTTGGATTTGAGGATCGTTTTAACATTTGTTGGTTTGCCTCCCGGATTCCCTGCTGCTCGTTTTCTTTGAACAGCAGATTTACGTTGTGCCGCAGTCATAGATTTAGCTTTTGCTCTTGGTACACATTTTGGATAAGCACGTTTGCTATCTCCTTTTGCAGACTTACGCCCACAGGCTTGGTATTTACCCTTTTTCTTTGGGGCACCTATATCT